GCAATCGTAGCAGAAAAGCAAAGATTAAGGGATATTACTAAGGAAGTTGATTCTTGTAAAACTACTGATGAATTAAAAGCCCTTAAATGTGAGGCATCATGACACTAGAAGATGTCCAAAAAGAAATAGTTTTTATTAAAAACGAATTAGCAAAAGTACCCGCATTAGAAGCACGGCTGCATCGTTTATTAGGTATGGAAGAAATTCTTTTATTACAAGAAAATGATGAAAAAAAGCCAGAATTAAAAGTTGCTAACAAATAAAAATGGCACTTCAAAAAGCTTTGGTCCCTGTTGATATTGTTGCAGGATTAGACACAAAAACAGACGCTAAACTGACTGCAAAATTAACAGATTTGCAAAATGGGAGATACACTGTTGGAAGTCAGATTTCTAAAAGATTAGGGTACACCTCAATGTCTCAAGATATTGCAGGGTCTGCGTCAAAACTAACAACGGGTGACGGGCTGGCGGCCTTCCAAGATGAGCTTTTAGAATTTAGTGGTTCTAAATTATACTCTTACTCTGATGGAATTACAAAATGGGTGGATCGTGGCAGTTATTTATCTTTAAAAGTAAACGCTACGGATGTTGTTAGAAACACCTCAGAAGTCAGAAACCAAGATAGTTGTATTGCGTCAGGATTAATCCTTTACGCCTGGGAGCAATACGATTCAACGGGAAGCCTGGAAGGGGTGTATGCTTCCGTAGTGGATCAGACCAGCGGGGCGGTGCTGCAATCAGAAACATTAATTGACTCAACAGCAGTAAATCCTCGGTGCGTAGGGATCGGTCCAAATCCAACGCTTGTATATGTCGATACCAGCAGCAGCCCTAATGTCGCAAAAGCGATTCAGGTTGATATTGACAGTCCAACCCAATTTAAAAGTGCTAACACGTTAGTTTCAGATGTAAAAGCAGCAGCTCCGTTTATTGATGTTGCTCAGTATTCAACCGATCCCACAACAGGCAGCGCCGTGTTTGCCTACAATAATAATGCAAGCACCTCGATAGGGATTGGATTTATTACAAACGATGGAATTGTAGGCGGCCCAGGCAACGGATTTACGGGCGTTACGGTTGTATCATCGAGTGACGCCACAAACGGGATTGCAGTACATGCAGATAACGTAAATACATCTGACGCACTAACTGACAGAGTTTATGTAGGTTATTACTCAACAGGTTCCTCTCAGGGCTTGGTACTAAAAAGATTTAATCCTGTTTTATCTGTTGAAGATACAGAAGTTATACAAGCCACCAGCACCCAAATTGATGGATGTAGTTTCTTAATGCGCCAGGATGGTGATCTTCAGATAACATACACGCTCAATGCAACAAATACATACGATCATAAAATTAGAACAGCAGTATATGACCCTGCAAGCAATGCAGTAACATCAGCAGCCGCTGACCTAAAACTGAGCGTAGGGTTAGCCAGCAAAATGTTTGAGTATTCATCTAAAATTTACATGATCGCGGTCCATGAAACAGACTTGCAGCCGACTTATTTTGTGATGGATACCACGGGGTTGATTATTGCCAAAATGCTACCTGGAACAGCTGGCGGATTGCCTAATAAAACTTTGATGCCTTCCGTAGTTAGTGGATCGTCAGGATTGTTTGAATTTGGTGGGTTAGTTAGAACCAGGTTGGTATCAAAAAATAATGATTTGTTTTCTCTGGCTGGCATCAGTCGGATGGAATTAGATTTTACCAGCGTTGAGCGTTTTGAAGCTGCTGAACTTGGTGAGAATCTTCATGTTGGCGGCGGGTTCGTTTCTATTTACGACAGTCAGGAAATCGTAGAAATGAATTTCCATTTGTACCCTGAAAACATAAGCGCGGCAGTAAATAACAGCGCCGGAAGTATTGCAGCCGGAGCCTATCAATATAAAGTGATTTGGTTTTGGACTGACGCCCGCGGACAAATACACAGAAGCACGCCTTCAGTAGCTGTATCAGCAACCACAACAGGCGGCAGCAGCACCGTGACGCTGACCATTCCAACGCTTAGGCTGACACAAAAAACTGGCGTCATTGCTGAAGTATATAGAACAACGGACACGGGAACGCTTTTCTATAAAGTCGGAAGCGTGGCAAACAGCACAAGTGCGATTTCAGTTAGCTTTGCAGATGCTGGCGCCATATCTGACACAAACCTGGTAGCCAAGGAATCTTTATATACTGATGGCGGCATCCTAGACAACAGCGCACCGCCCGCCAGCCTTGTAATCGCACCTTATAAAAACAGGCTTATATGCGTAAGCTCGGAAAATCCTAAAAAACTTTTATTTAGCAAGGCGCGGCTTCCAAAAAGCCCCGTGGAATTTACGGATACTTTTAGCATCACCCTGAACAAAGCGCAGCGCGTCACGGCTATGGCAGAGTTTGATCAGAAGCTGATTATTTTTGAACCGAATCAGATTTTTTACATTACTGGAAACGGACCGACCAGCACGGGCGCACAAAATGATTTCAGTCAGCCTAATTTGGTGACGGGTGATGTCGGATGTCAAAACACAAACAGCCTGGTGCTGATGCCGCTGGGCCTAATGTTTCAAAGTAAAAAAGGCATCTATCTGCTCAATCGATCCCTAGAAACCATTTATATCGGCGCAGATGTCGAAGCCTACAATGATTTGACAATCACCTCGGCGGAATTGATCGAGGATGAAAATCAAATCCGATACCTCACCAGCGATGGCCGCGCACTGATATACGATTATTTTTACGGTAAATGGTCAACCTGGACAAATCACCAGGGTAATGGCGCCACTATCTGGAACGCAACGGGTGACTATGTTTATTTGCGAACTGATGGCCGTATATTTCAGCAATCTTCAACCAGCTACAAGGACGGTGATGATCCTATTGAAATGTCAATTACAACCAGCTGGATGAAAACAAACCAGGTTCAGGGCTTCCAGCGGATCCGAGCCGCTTATGTGCTAGGCGATTTCAGATCAGACCATACCCTTAAAATGGAAGTCGGCCACAACTACACCGATTATTTCAACGAACAGCATACTTTTGACTATATATCTGATTTAGGCATTCAGGAATATGGTGATAGCAGCCCATACGGATCCGAAGATTTTTATGGAACCAGCAACGGCGTAGCCGATGGCGTTTACCAATTTCGCGCTCACATGGCTAAACAGAAATGCCAGGCGATACGCTTCCGAATATCTGACATCGAAGAGGTGGACCCTGGACAGGCATACAGTATCAGCAGCCTCATGCTTGAGGTCGGAATTAGAAAAAACGGCATGAAATTGCCTCAGCAAAAACTGGTCTAAATGAATATGATACCCAGCATGTCAGAGGCGGATCTGCAACGCCTCGCGCAAATATTACAAGAACGTGGTGAGGGCCTGGCGGCCATTAACAGCGGTGAGGCGCAGCTGCTCAAAGCATTCGGCGGAGCTGGCGAAGCATTGCCAGGTACATCAGGCATGGGACCAGGGGGCGGGCCGATTCGGAGTTATCAGCAAGACGAAGCGGAAACATATTCAGGCGAATATACTGGTAGCAATGAACCTGAAGAAAAACCAGATCAAGGAGATTTTGAAACTAGGCCAGAGGTTATAGTAAACCGAAAATCTAGCCCAGATGACAACGACAACGACACGCCGCCACCGCCACCCCCCAAATACTACGACACGCTAGGAAACGAATACAGCACGCCGGAAGCCAGGGACGCGGCAAACGTTGAAATCAAAGTCGAGCAGGACACGCTTGCAGGGTCATTTACTGGCCTTATGACTGATTCTAATTTTGAGGTCATGAAGTCAAAAGGTGAACTGCCGACATTCAAATATTTGTCTGAGGATGATGTCAAAGCGCAGTTTGACCAGCAACTAGGTGTAGCAGCCGAGGAAGGCCGCACCGAGGTTCCAAGACTTGCGGAGCTGTTGAACACATACCTGAACACTACTGACGAAACAACAGGCGAATATATTAATTTTGATAAAGCCTACCAGGATTATATTGATCAGATCACAGTAGAAAACGGCGGGACATTACCTTTTAATAGGCTTTCTGAGCCTACGATGCGTGCAATGTGGGAAACCGCGATGTCGAAGGCCCGCCGAACGGAAGCATTTGAACTGACTCCGCAAGAGGTTGCAGCATTTGAAAGGGATGCTCCGCAAATCGGCGTGGTTGACGATGCAGCTACCACAACCATGGACCAGGTTAAAGGTACGGAAGCGGCAACGGTTGGAACTGTTGATGACCCTGGCGTTGTCACGGTTGACACCATCACGGCACTGAACCAGGAAGAAATTAATACAATCGGCCAGCTGGATGATTTAGCACAAGAGCTGCTGGATCGACTCCGAGGTGCTGCCACAAGTCCCGCGCAGCTTCAGCTGAAACGCTCAACAGAACAAAATTTAAAACAGCTGCTTGGACTTCAAGCCGGAGCAGCTGCTGATCCTGCACGGATAAAGCAGCTGCGCGATTTGTGGATGTCAACCCAACAGGAAGCCACGGGCCAGGCTGCCGAGCTACGCGCCCAGGAAACCATCGATGCTGAGAAACAGCTCATTGAGGTGTACCGCGTCAAGGGTACGATGGAGCTGCAAGTTGAGCTGGCAAATTTGGAAACCCAGCGGCAAACCGCGTTAAAGAATGCCGAGTTTGCCCAGGCCCGTGAACTGGCTATCCAGCAAACCGCACTGACCAGGGTTATTACTCAGGCAAACCTGGAAACGAATGTAAACCTGAAAAACCTGGAAACCAGGCGGATCATGGCCGTGGAGCAAGGCAAGCTGGACCTGGCCACCAAGCTCGCAAATCTTCAGAAAGATTTATCGATTGCTCAGGTCAACGCGAATCTAAGCCTACAAAGCCGCGCCATGGATGACGCCTTGGCCATTGCCGCCTACAAAGGTGACATGGCCGCGCAGCAGCTCGAAACAACCATCGATCTTGCGGGCATGGAAGCGGATCTTAAAATGATGGGTTTTGACCTTCAGCGGGATCTTGCGGACCTGGATGCAGCAACTCAAAAATATATTGCAGAATTAGGCGCACAGTGGCGGCGTGAATCTGCAAAGCAGCAGCGTGATGATCAAATGCTTTCAAGCCTGGTAAGCCTTGCCGGAACTGCACTTGGAACATGGGCAAGTCTAAGCTCTGACATCCGCATGAAAAAAGATGTAAGCCAAGGCGATGCCGAGGTCGAAGGATTCCTGGATGCGCTGAATGCTTATCAATATAAGTATAGAAACCCAAACACTCCCAATGCTGATGCTGGGGTATTTATTGGAATCAGCGCCCAGGATATGGAACGGAGTAAGATGGGTCGGAATTTTGTGAATGATACGCCAAACGGAAAACAGATTGATATGAACCAGGGCCTTGCGGCGATTCTGGCAGGACAAGCCAATCTAAACCAAAGAATAAGGGAGCTGGAAAATGGCCGTAGCAGCCGCGGATAATCCGAATAAGTATTTAGACCCTGCCGCATTTGCGGCCATGGTTCAGCGAATGGGTGGCGATGAAGCTGCTACCAGGCGAAGCCTAACCGCATTAGGTTTCAATCTGCCAGGGGCCGAGCCAGCCATGGAAGGCGGCAAGGATCCAATGGTGCAGGATTATTTAAATATGATAGCGCGTGGAAA